ATGCCAATATTGGCGGAAAATAATAAACCAAGACTTTTATATCACTTTAAAAGAAGAGGTTATAGAGGTTTTTCAATGAATAGACCTGATAAGATTTACAACAAATTATCAGTGTCTGAAAGGGATATAGGTGGTATACCTAATTCAAGTGAAGATATTAAGCAAGCTCACGCTGCTGCTATAGAAACTTACATAGAGAATTTTGTAGGTTATAATAACGAAAAATATGGAGACATGTATTTCCAGCGCACTTTAAATGATTGGAGTAGATTTAACATAAATAATAGAACTAAACACGATGCTTCAATTAGTTCTGGATTAGCTATAATGGCTTGTAATAAAAATAGATATAAACCTATACCAGATATAAAATTAGCCTCATATGATCTCGGTATTAAAAGATATGACAATTCAGGACTTGTTTCTAAAATTATAAATAAATGAATATAGACTATAATGCTAACAGCGCGTTTCCAAATCAGGTGGTACCTTTGGAGGAAAAGTTAAGTTTAAAGTACGGCAGTCAAGTTGCTGATGCTATACAATCTGAATGGTTTGCGCAGGGTAGAACTAACGGTAATAGATATTTAACTACATTTAATAATTATCATCAACGTAGACTATATGCGAGAGGCGAACAATCTACTCAAAAATATAAAGACGAATTATCTATAAACGGTGATTTGTCTTATTTAAATTTAGATTGGAAACCAGTTCCTATACTGTCTAAGTTTGTTGACATATTAACTAATGGCATATCTAATAAAGATTATGATATTAAAGCTTATGCTCAAGATCCTGAGTCTGTAAAGAAAAGAACTGATTATGCCAGTAGATTAGCTATGGATATGTTTGGGCAAGATATTATATCAGAAGTTAAAGCAACTACTGGTGAAGATATATCTAAAACAAATATACCTGCAGTTGACTTACCTAAGACGATAGAGGAAATGGAATTGCATTTGCAATTAAGTTACAAGCAGGCAATAGAAATAGCAGAAGAAGAAGCTATAACTCAAGTTTTAGATAAAAATAAATATGACTTATTAAAACGTAGATTAAACTATGATTTAGTAACTTTAGGAATTGCTGCTGCTAAAACTAATTTTAACACGTCAGAAGGTATTACTTTAGATTATGTAGATCCTTCTTATATGGTTTATTCGTATACAGAAGATCCAAATTTTGAAGACATATACTATGTAGGTGAAGTCAAAGCAATGACAATACCTGAGATAAAAAAGCAGTTTCCACATATCTCAAATGAAGAATTAGAAAAAGTACAGAAATCATATAGCAATAATAATTATATATATGGTTGGGGAGCTTATGATGAAAACACTGTTCAAGTATTATATTTTGAATATAAAACTTATATGGATCAGGTGTTTAAAATCAAACACACGGATCAAGGTTTAGAAAAAGCATTAGAAAAGCCTGACACGTTTAATCCACCTGATAGTGATAATTTTAACAAAGTGTCACGAAGTGTAGAGGTTTTGTTTGAAGGTGTAAAAGTTTTAGGTACAAACATGATGCTACAGTGGCAAATGGCTGAGAACATGACTAGACCTATGGCTGATACTACAAAGGTTGAAATGAATTATGCTATTTGTGCTCCACGTATGTACAAAGGCAGAATAGAATCTTTAGTAACTAAAACAATGGGCTTTGCTGATATGATACAGTTGACTCATTTAAAATTACAACAGGTGATATCTAGAATGGTACCGGATGGTGTATTTTTAGATATGGACGGTTTAGCAGAAGTTGATTTAGGTAATGGCACGAATTATAATCCAGCAGAAGCTTTGAATATGTATTTTCAAACAGGTTCTGTTGTTGGTAGATCATTGACTCAAGATGGCGGAATGAATGCTGGCAAAGTTCCTGTTCAAGAATTATCTACATCTGCAGGGCAAGCTAAAATAGGTTCTCTTATAAATACATATAATTATTATGTTCAGATGATAAGAGATGTAACTGGTCTTAATGAAGCTAGAGACGGTAGTTTACCAGACAAAGACACTCTTGTTGGTTTGCAAAAAATAGCAGCACAACAATCTAACATTGCTACAAAACATATTAATAATGCTAGTTTATACTTAACTCTTAGGTTATGTGAGAACGTGTCTAAAAAAATAGTAGATGTATTAAACTTTCCATTAACAGCTAATGCTTTAAAGAATTCTATATCAACATTTAATGTAAATACATTATCAGAAATTTCTAATTTAAATTTACATGATTTTGGTATTTTCTTAGACCTTGAACCAGATGAGGAAGAAAAAGCACAGTTAGAGCAAAACATACAAGTTGCTTTACAGTCTGGTGGTATTGATTTAGAAGATGCTATTGATCTCAGGCAAATACGTAATTTAAAATTAGCTAATCAAATGCTAAAACAAAAACGTAGATTAAAACAAGAAAGAGATCAAAAAGCAGCTCAAGCAAATATGCAAGCACAAGCTCAAGCAAATGGACAGTTAGCTGAGCAAACAGCATTAGCTGAAACTCAAAAGCAACAAGTTTTAACTGATCAAAAGGTTCAGATAGAACAAGCTAAGTCTCAGTTTGAAATACAAAGAATGCAGACAGAAGCTCAAATAAAAAGAGAGTTAATGGCTGAAGAATTTAATTACAATATACAGCTAGCTAAAAGTAAATACAGTAGCGAAGGAAATAAAGAAAAAGAAATAGAAGATAGAAAAGATAAAAGAGCTAGAATAATAGGGACTCAACAGTCTCAAATGATACAGCAGAGACAAAACGATGGTACGCCTATTGATTTTGAATCTACTAATGATAGTTTAGGTGACTTTGGCCTTGAGGCTTTTGGTCCTAAATAATTTTTAATTTTATAATATTATATTATGTCAGAGCAAAACGTGGCCGTAGAGGTCAAACAAGAAGGTGAGTTTTCTTTAAAAGGAAAAAAATCAAAACCAAAAAAGTTGGTTGACACTTCAAATAAAGAACCTGTAAAGGTTGATCTAACAAAACCAGAAGCACAGGGTGAAGTTATACCTGATGTGGTTAAATTAGATTTAACAGATAAAAAACAAGAAGATGCCGTTCAAGCACAAGAGACAGATGATAGCAATGTTGTTATCGAAGAGTCCAAAGACAGTAGCGACAGCCAAAAAGTGGTTGAAGAAGTACGGGACGCCGAAGAAAAATTAACTAGTCCTATACAAGAAATAACTGAAGATGAGCTTGATGAAAAGACAACAGAGCTTTATGAAAAGGCAGAGGAAGCTGTTAAAGAACAAGTAAAACAAGGTAAACCGTTACCTGAAAACATACAAGCACTTGTATCATTTATGAACGAAACAGGTGGTACAATGGAAGATTATGTAAGACTTAATCATGACTACTCAAAAGTTGATGAACAAGTTTTACTTAATGAATATTACAAACAAACTAAACCTCATTTAAATCAAGAAGAAATTAACTTCTTAATGGAAGATAAATTCAAGTATGATGAGGAAATTGATGAGTCAAGAGATATAAGAAAAAAACAATTGGCTTTCAAAGAAGAAGTTGCAAAAGCCCGTAAGGAGCTAGATGTTATGAAGGATAAATATTACCAGGAAATCAAGTTGAGACCTGGTGTTACTCAAGAACAACAAAAAGCTACGGACTTTTTCAATAGATACAAGGAGCAAGAAGAGCGTTCGATAACTCTTCAACAGGATTTTAAAAATAAAACTGAACAGATTTTTAACGACGATTTCAAAGGTTTTGATTTTAGTTTAGGTGAAAAAAAGTTTAGGTATGCAGTTCAAAATCCAAGCGAAATTGGTAAGTCGCAACTAGATGTTAACAATTTTATTTCAAATTTTGTTGATGAAAAAGGAGTTGTAACTAATCCAAAAGGTTATCACAAAGCACTTTACGCTGCAATGAACGCGGATAAAATCGCTAACCATTTTTACGAACAAGGAAGAGCAGATGGCATTAAAAATGTTGTCAACTCTTCAAAAAACTTAAGTACAGATAAACCTAGGCAGGTTGCCGATGGAAACGTATTTGTCAATGGTTTAAAAGTAAAATCAATTAGTGGTTTGGATTCGTCTAAACTGAAAATTAAAAAACGAAAATTTAACTAATTAAAACTTTTAAATTATGGCTTTATCCCCACAATTTGG